CGGGGCTCGCAGACGAGGACAAGAAGCAAAAGGATGCACCGCCGATGGTGCAGACGCCGAACGGTCCTATTCCGCTGGATCAGGCGGGTCAGATGATCGGGCAGATGGATGAAGCCTTGTCGCGGATGAACGACGAGCTCGAAGAGCACGAGGCAGGCATCAAGAAAGCGGAGATCGCGGCGGCGGCATCTATTGAGGTTGCGCGGATTAACGCCCAAGCCAAGGGCGACAACGCCGAACTGAGCGCGTTTGCCAAGCTGCTCATGATGCGCGCCCAGCCCGAGATTGACCACAGCGCCGCTGTACAGGCCGCAGCCGATCCGATGCACCCCAATGCGCCAGCACCCGTCGCACAGGGCATGGAACAGGCCCCAGCGGACGCGCAGGCGATGGAACAGCAGCAAGCGATGCAACCGGACCCCGCGTCCGCCCCTGAAGGAGCCGAAGCATGAGCGAAGAAACCATCATTGACGCCGCGCCGGTCGAGACGCCCGCAATTCCGCGTGATGAGCAGGGCCGCTTTGCCGAAGCTCCACAGGCCGAAACCGAGACCGTGGAACCGGAAGCGGAAAGCGAAGAAACCGAACAGCCCGAGGACTTGCAAGAACACAAGCCGCGTGGTAAGACGGCGCAGGATCGCATCAACGATCTAACTCGTGCGCGTCGGGAAGCCGAACGTGAACGCGATTTTTACAAAGGGCTCGTCACCCAACCGACGCCAGCTTCGCCCGTCGAGGGCGCGCCGAAGCCAACAGCCGACAGCTTTGATACCTACGATGAGTATGTTGAGGCTCTGACCGATTGGAAAGTCGAGCAGACGATCAGCAAGCAGTCATCGGCCAAAGCGCAGCAGACGACCGAAATGGTACGTGCCGCGTCATGGGATGCAAAGCTGGCAGAGGCGGTGTCAACAATTCCCGACTTCGCAGAGGTGGTCGGTTCGTCTGAGATACGGCTCGCAAAGCACGTTGAGGACGCCATGGTTGACAGCGATCTAGGTGGCCATTTGGCTTATCACTTCGCGCAACATCCCGAGCTTGTCGAGCGGCTGAACACACTCAGCCCGGTCAAGGCAGCTTTGGAGATGGGGCGGCTCGAAGTGGCACTATCGACGCCCGTTGCCAAACCGACGACCAAGGCACCGGCTCCAGTTAGCCCGATCCGCACGGCACCAGCACGGCAATCGGATTTGGCGAATGTTTCGATGGACGATTACATCGCACTTCGCCGCAAACAAGGGGCTGCGTTCTAAGGTCATCACGAAATTGCCCACGCTGTGAAGCGTCGGCTTTCCCATAGATGGACTTTTTACCATGTCGAACACGCTCGTTACTTGCTCGATCATTGCCAAGGAGGCGCTTGCCGTCTTGGAAAACCAGCTCCAGTTTGCCTCAGTCGTCAACCGCGATTGGGACCAGGAGTTCACCTCCAATCAGTCGCGCGGTTATTCGCCGGGCGCCACGATCAACATCAAGCGCCCGCCCCGGTACAACTACCGCGCTGGCCGCGTTGCTGTGCCGCAGGCGACCGTTGAAACGACTGTCCCGCTGACCCTTTCGCAGGGTGGTACGGACCTGAACTTCACTGGTCAGGAGCGCACCCTCTCGATCCAGCAGATGAGCCAGAAGCTTCAGGCTGCGATGGCGACGGTTGCCAACGAAATTGACCGTCAGGGCCTTGATATGGCCCGCCTCAACACCTTCAACACCATTGGCACCCCCGGCACGCTGCCCAACACGCAGGCCCTTGCTATCGCGGCAATGACCGGCGTCAATCAGCGTCTGGACGAAATGGGCGCTCCGGTGAAGGACGGCGGGCGCTCGCTGATCATGAACCCGGCGTTCAACGCTTCGATGGTTCAGGGCATGGCCGGTCTGTTCAACAGCACCGACAAGGTGGGCAAGCAGTTCTCCACCGGGCGGTTGCAGAACAGCTTTGGCCTCGACGTGGGTATGGATCAGAACGTTGCGATCCACACCAACGGCACGGCTGTGGTTGCCACCAACACCGTGAACGGCGCGGGCCAGACGGGTTCGACGATCACGGTCAACGCGCTCAACGGCACGATCACGCGCGGCACCAAGATCACGTTCGCGAGTGTGAACGCGGTCAACCCGCAGTCGCGCGCTTCGACCGGCACCCTGGCGCAGTTCGTGGTGACTGCGGATGCGGCTAACGGCGCAACTTCGATCTCGATCAGCCCGGCGCTTACCCCGACCGGCGCGTTCCAGAACGTGACCGCCTCGCCTGCCAACTCGGCCACCATCACGATCTTCGGCACCGCGTCGGGTTCGTACAACACCAACGTCGGCTTCCACCGCGATGCCTACACGCTGGCGATGGTCCCGATGTACGCGCCGCCTTCGGGCCGGGGTGTGATCGACGTGGCGCAGGAATCCTACAAGGGCATGAACTTGAAGGTGACCGAGTTCTACGACGGCGTGAATGACAACTACATCATGCGTCTGGACGTGCTGTTCGGGTGGGCTGCGACCTATCCTGAACTGGCGTGCATCTACGCAACCTGACGCGGCGACGGGCGGGCTTCGGCTCGCCCTCGTTGTTTGCTCATTCAAGGATTTTTCGAAATGGCTGTTTCTCTCATTCGTTCGTATCAGGGCTACGCTGCAAGCACGGTCCAGGTTTTTGATTCCGTCACCGAAGCGGCGCTGATTGCGCAGGGCATCGCCACGGCTGCAACGGGTTATCCGGTGCAGTCCAACGCTCTCCTGCTCGACAGCCCGATCATGTCGATCACGCAGGGCGGCAACGTGACCTATCAGCCTTCGGGTGCTGGTGTCGCGGTTCCGACCACGCCGCAGGGTCCGCGCATTCTGCCCAACACCAACATCCAGGCGTTCGCTTCGGCGGGCACCAACACCACGATGGTTTCGGGCACGCTCTACCGTTCGGAGATTTTCGTTCCCTTCCTCGCAACGTGGACGGGCATCGGCATTCTGAACGGCACCACGGCGGGCACTGATAACGGGCTTGTCGCTCTGTACGACAGCAACGGCGTGCTGATCACCAACTCGGCTGTTGCGGGCGCGCTTTCGTCTGGTGCCAACGCGTTCCAGAACCGCGCGTTCCTGAACACCGTCACCCTGACGCCGGGCCGGTACTTCATCGCGTATCAGCAGAACGGCACCACCGCCACGATCCGCACCCATGCGGCGGCGAACGGCGGCAACCAGATGACCAGCAGCGCAACCGGCACGTTCGGCACGGTTCCGGCCAGCTTCACCGCTCCGACCACGTTCACTGCGGACGTTGGCCCGATTGGTTGGCTGTATCAGTGAGTAGGCTAGGGGCGGCTTTAGGGCCGCCCCGACACCCTTGGAGGGCGGTATGTTCCAAGAATATCCCAAATGGCTCTACGACGGTCTGGAAGGCATTCTGATCGCGGACGCCGAGGAAGAAGCCGCGCTGGGCGAAGGCTACAGCTCGTTCCCTGTCGAGCCTGTGGAAGCGGCAGAAGCGCCGCGCCGGGGCCGTCCTCGCAAGGTAGTGGAAGCATGAACAAGCGCATTTTCCTTGCGGTCTTCGGGCTGCTTGCTTCCAGCGCGTCGGCGCAAACGGTGCCATCGTACACCTATCCCGCAGCGGGCACGCCGCCTGTTGTCCCGCTTCAGTGCGACGATAGCTACGCAAATTGCTTGCCGATCACGACAACCAACCCAACCCGGCTTGCTGGAACGATTGCTTCTGGCGCGGCGGATAGCGGCAACCCGATCAAGATCGGCGGGCGCTACAACGTGACCCAACCCACACTTGCGGATGGCCAGCGCGGGGATTTGCAAGTTGATACGCGCGGCAACCTTTCTGTTCTCATTACCGGCAAGAACGGTACTGGCGGAGCGTCAGTTGCGGCTCCCACCGATGCACAGGCGGGCGCAAACGGGCTGTACGGCAATTCCCAAACCATGGCTTATAATGGCACCACTTGGGATCGCGCTCGTGGCGATGTGAACGGTCTGGTGGTGCAGCCGGGTCTTTCCACCACGTTCTGGACTTACACCAGCGGCACAAGCCCAATCCTTTCCAACACGACCACGGCGGTGCCGATCAAGGCTGCGCCGGGTGCGTCGGTCCGCAAC